GGTCTGCCTTGGCGTCACCTGACGGTGGCGCTTTTGCCGCGGCCATTGCGCCACGGAGCATTGAAATCATGTTTGCCATTTACTTCTTCCTTGCTTTTCGAAACTCGGCGGCAAAATTGTCCGAAGTTTACCGGAAACTTCGGACAACGCTGGCTTATTTTTGCATCATGCGGGAAAGCGTGTCAAACTCGCGCCGTGTCGCGCTATCGCCCGCCATGAGTTTACCCACCCATACCTTGTCCGCCTTGCGTTCGGCCATAGTCGCGCTGGCTTGGTCCGCACTCATTGGTCCAGTACCGCCGGGCGCGCGGGTAGATACGAATGCGTCCTCACCCATGCGTGCGCCAATGTTGCGCATCATTTCCATGACCTTTGCGTAGCCAATACCGCCCTCAAGCGCGGCGATAGCTTCGGGATCAAGGCCAAGGGTCTTGGCTGCGTTCTGCGCAACAATCAAATTGGCGTTGAAATTATTGCCCCAATTCGCACGTAGAGCGTCTTTCTCTTGCGCTACAGCAGCCGCTTTGTCGGCTTCCATTGCGCCGTCTGCCTTCTCCATGAACTCAATCATGGCCTTGGCGACGACAGGCGCGCGGTCCTTGGACACGTTCGCCTCACGCAACGCGGCGCTCATCTTGCTGGTGAACTCTGCGTCGAGAGCCGAGCCGTCTGTGAACTTGACTGACGAAAAGTCGTATTCCTTCGGGTCAGCCGGGACGCCTAGCTTCGTGCGCAGTTCATTCCATGCCGGTTCATCCGCCGCATCTTTGGGCAGGCGAACCATCTTGTCCGCGGGAGCGCCGATCAAGCGTTCGGCTTCACGGTGCGCCTTGATTGCGCCAAGTGCAGCCGCGCGTGCATCCGTCTTATCCCACCCGCGGTTTTGCAGGTAGCCATTCAACTCCGTGCGCGATGCTTCGGGGAGATCGTCATATCCGGGGCCTGCAAACCATGAGGTATTGGCGGGCGGCGGTGTAGTGTTCTCGGTCATTGTGCTGTCCTCAGTTTGGGATAATTCCCGTTATACAAAGCAAAGAGTTGTTCAGGCGTAAGTTGTAGATGCTGCTGAATACGTAACCAAACCTCGCGCCGCCCCTCAAGCATCATCGTGCGATCTCTGTCTCCCGGCACGGCGCAACTCTCACTGGCCCGGCAGAAGCTCGCCAAGTCCTCTAACACCAATACGTTAGCTGGCTGCTCTAGCTGGAATGTGAGTTGGAATGCCCGCTTGCGCCGGAAGATAAACTCAATCGCGTCCTCTCGTAGTCCCATGGTGCTATACCCCCGCCCCTATTTTTGTCAGTACACAGAGCATTACTGCTGGCCTTGTGGCTGCTGTACGTTCTGCTCTGGCGTCATACCAGACTTGGCCATGGCAGCGCGAGCCTTCAGCATCGCGGCTTGCGCTGGCATGGAGTTCACTTGCTGCTGCGCCTGCTGCTGTTGTGCGCGGCGTTGGCGCTTGGCCTGTATCACTTCAGGCGCGGCCATCCAGCTTTCCGGCACGGATTGAATTTCGCTGATGGCAGGAAGCGCTGTGTCGAAGTCAAAGCTGTCGAAGATCGAAGCATCCTGCGTAGCGTTGGCCACGGTCATTGCCGTCTCCAGTGTGCGCTGGAAGCCCGCTATCTCCTGCGAACGCATGTCGCGCGCAAGTGGAGATGCATACGCCACGTGATACTCGCCCTTGGCTTCCTGAAGGATGCCGGGCATTGGCGGGAGCAGATGCAGGCTCGATAACACATCAAGCTCACGGTCGATCATCGGCCCGAGGTATTCACTTTGCTGGCGTCCCACCGTTGGCGCGATCAGGATACCGCGCTGCGACATCATTTCCACGATCTGCGTAGCCGTGAAGATTTTTGGGTCGCCAAGCAACACCTTGAACAGATCGGTCAGGAACGCGCCCTCAATAAGAGCCCGTTCTTCGTCCATCATTTCTTTCGTGACTTGTATATTGCCGCTCGGGAGAACGCCAACTAGCGGACGCCCTTCCTCACTCATGCCGCCCTTGTTCAGAGCGCCCGGACGCATGGCGAAATCAACCACGCCATCATCTGTGGTCAAGAGAACGGGTGTGCCTGCACGGTGCCCCTGCGTAAGAAAATCTTTCTTCTCGGCGTTCAGGGTTTTGATTGCTGGCAGCACCATCATGGCTGGAGAGCGGCCGTACACTTCACCCGGCGTCTGCTCATAGCGGCTGGACGACACGGGGAACGACGTGTAGCCGCCCTCGCGCACCAAGCGCCGGTCAATCATGGAGATATGGTAACTGCCGTAAATCATGCCCTTGGGACCGATGCGCCCCGGCACGTAATCGTCCCGCGGGCAGACGCGGTGTAGGAAATCGAAAGGCGCTTGGCTCGCCATTTGAGCGGCTTTGACGATGCGCTCGCCTACGTAATCCAATGGCTCTCCGTCCTTTGGCGTGAACATGCGTATAGCTTGCTCTGCCGTGAGGCGGAAATGGCGGCAGAAGCCGTCCACTTGGCCTTGGTGGTTCTCACGTAGATACATCTCCCCGAGCGGGAGTTCGCGATAACGAAGGCCAGAACTGCCATCTAGCCCGGAGTAGCGGTCGATTAAAAGATTGCCAGTGCCGAATGCGCCCAAGCCCTGCCAGTGATTGCAGTTCTGCGAACTGAAGTTCGCGTTGGGTGAGTAGCGATACTGGAACAGAATGCGGTTCGCAGCCTCAAACCAGAGACGCGCCCTGCGGTCCTTGTTCACTTGCGGGTTCGTGCTGGTGAGCGTGTGCCACGTCATATTACGTGGCGTAAGCAGGCTGTCCAAGATCGCGACAAAGCGCGAGAGCGCCATCGCTGCGCTCGCGTCCACCTGTCGTTCAGTCTTTTTCTGGCCGGGGAAATTATAAGAGCCGTAATAAAACGTATTACGTGAAGTCGGAAGCACCAACTCCGCAACCTCTTCCCAATGTGCCGCGAATACGTTGCGCCACGTCTGAAGCTGCGTGAACTCACGCAAGCTCTCGTCCACGATGCGGACAGAGTATTCGCTTCCCGGCAGGATCAGCTTGGTGGAGACTTCGGACATTTAGTATTGATTGCCTGTTAGCGACATTACTGCCGGAGACATGGCCGGGTTCTGGCCTAGAACCTTCTTGCGGCGCTTCACTTCTGCCAACTCTTGCGCGGTCTTGTCCATTGTGTCTGCCCCAAGCCCCAAGTCTTGCGCGGCAGATGACCCGTTGAGGCCGGAGAGCGACGGAATTTTCATTGCGTTGTCCAAAGAAGGATATGGTTTAGCGTCCAGCTTGGCAGAAGCTCACCGCCGTGTCAACGGCCCCACGGGTCATCGTCCAACCCTTTTGCCATCGTGGGAGCGCGGCTTGCGTTCGACCGGAAGGGATCGACCAGCACACCAGAGAAGCGTTTGGCCATCACCAGCACGCGCGTTGCGCTCAACAGATCATCCCTGACCTTCACGAGAAGCCCGTCCTTGCGGTGATAGTTGCGGAACTCGTCAAACCACTCCGACAAATGCGCGGCGACCTTGAGCCGCCCTGTTTTCATCCGCTCGTCCATTTCCATGATGCCCGTCTCCGTGGAGTTCGACCCGTCCGCGAATTTGGCGTGCTCATGGAGCATCCGCAGCCCTTCCTTGGCGTACAGTTTGGACATCGGAGTAAGGCTTCCGCGATCTCGCTGCGTTCCGTCTTGTGGCCACGCAACCCGTATTCCCGCCGTCTTGTCGATAGCCTTCATGGCCCGCACGTGCTGGATAATCATCGCGTCAGACATGCGTATGGAGTGGACGATATGGATAGTGTCAGTGTCTTTGTCCCACGCGCCTAGCACCGCGGCAAAGGGATGCTGTATGCCAAAGTCAATGCCCCACAGCCACGTCCAGTGCGCCGGGAAGCTCGTTAGCGCGGGCTCCCTGATGAAGTCCTCGGGTATCTGGAATACCTTGCCCTCACCAAGCATGGGCACGCCCTTCTCGCGGGCTTCACGTTCATGCGGCCGGTAGCCTGCAATACGTAGCGCCTTCTCTTCCTTGCTGAAGTGAGCCACGTCGTCCAGCGTCATCTGGACAAGGCCCATGTCAGGCACGGGGTTCTGGAAGAAGTCAATCACTACGTCCGTCATGCCATTCAACGGGGTGAAGGTCATATAGGCCATGCCGCCTTCCGTCAGACGTGCGAGCCCTTCCGACCAAATATCCTTGGGGGGTTCCTCGTCAAACCAAAGGAAGTCAAGAGTATCACCCTGCCATTTCTCGCGTCCCTGCTCGTAGGACATGAGGATAAGCACGCTGTCCCCGCCCGATTTGTGCTTGACCACGATCTTGTCATAGAGGCCGGAGACGCCTCGTGCCAGTGACGGCCTGCCCACGAAAAGTTCCCTCGGGATCATGCCAGAGCCAAATGCGGCTTCAACACCGGGCTCTCCGCACAGCTTCT